CCTTTGTTGAGTGCACGACACCCTGGCTGTAGGAAGAAGGGGAGGTTCTCGAGCGCGAGAGTAACCCGCGCGAGCATCTCTCTTGCAGTAGCACCCTTGTTTGCTAATACTGCAATTGTCTTCTCGGGGTTAAAAATAGCATACCATAAGAGATACACAACCGATGAAATACTCTTCCCGCTCTGTCGGCACGCCAAAACGATATTGAATCTGTTATCGTTGAAGTGTTCGAACATCTTTTCCTGATAAGGATACAGGTCAAAGTTGACGAGTCCTCTATCTAGAGATATAATCTTAACATATGTTCGTGCAAAATATGCAGGATCACTCAGGCATTTGGCATATTCCTTTACCTGATGTTCAGTCCACTGCTGCTGTACCCCATCTTTCTTTACATTGGGGTTGCCGAGATAACTGTCATTCGTCTTGAGAATCAACTTCGATCACCTTTTCATCTGTCTGATGAAGCAATCGCTGAAGATCGGTTGTGCTTCCAATGAAAACATTATTATTGGTAATTGCTTTCGCTTCATCATCTTTTTTAGGGTCTTGAGAAATTTCTTTATTTTTCTTATTCAAGTCCATTAATTTGTCGGTCACGTCTGCAACATTCTTAATCATACCGGAAAGAACTTCAAATGCTCTTGGGTGCTCGCTCTCGCGTGCAACTTCCATCATAAGATCAAGACCGCGCTTTCCACTTTCCATTAACTCAAGGTATGTGTCACGAGATGTTTCGTAATCGTCCTTGATGTTTTTCTTATCTTGATCAGTCAATTTTCTGCCCCGTTGTTCTTCGTACAATATCGTCACCAGAAAACTCAGACCAGTAAAGTTCGAACGCAACACCGTCCTCGACACCAACGAACTGGTGCCACTTTAGAGGTTCGACTTTATAGTAATCTCCAGCACGCAGTACTGTTTGATCGCAGAGCATATTCTTTCTTGTTTCGGTTGGTTCTTCTTGCCACGTCTTTACCATTAAGACGCCGGATTCAACAAAGAATCCGTTCCACTTTGTTTTGTGATAATGCTCTGAGCAACAATGATTAGATTTAAATTCGATACGATGAAATTCTAGCGAACTGTTGTTTTCGATCAATTGGGTTGTACCCCATACCTTTCCTGATTTCATATTATATTCCTTTTCAATTATATATTTATTCTAGATCGCCACCATCATCGGTGTAGAGTTCTTCCGCTGAGAAGTCGAAGTTCCATGTATCAGAATTAGTAGGATTAGAATATTCATAGACTTCAATCGAAACATCACAAGAAGCAATCCCGTTCGGGTGTGTAACAGTGATCGCCCAACTTCTATCACTACCTAATGATAATGCTGTTCCCCAACTTCCGGAGAATACTGGACTTCCGCTTTCATTTGTTTTTGTTGCCCTGACACGATAATCACCAGCAGATGCAGGCAAAGAAGTAGTTGGATTTAACCACGTGCCGAGAAGGTATGTTCCCGAACTTATTGGATTAGAAACATATATTTGTCCATTAGATTTCAATTCAACTGTAGCAGTCACGGTTGCAGTTGAGTCGGTTCTATCGATAGGTGTAATTTTATTCGAAAACTGTGCCAGTGCACCGGTTGTTGTGTCATTGATTGAAACTGTCCTCAACGCCAAATCCGTTCCGAACCCAGAAGCATTGTGAGAATCATAGACGCCGAACGTGTACGACTCATCATTAATGTCTGAGTTTTCTGCCACTCTAACTTCGAATGTTCCGCTATTTGAAGATGTTGTAAATGCTCCGGTTGCCGGCCACCCAGTCTGGAAATCATCAAAATTACCTTGAGCAGAAAAATGGAATTGCGTACCGCTAGGAATAGTCGTGAGCGGTACGAATTGACTCATCTGAACGCCGGAAGATACAACAGAAGTAATTGTCCCAGGAACATCGGAGAAATTACTCTCCATACCGATCGCAAGGTTGGCGGTATTCTTTAAGTAGATAAAAGACGTTCCTTGTGCGATAGGTTGATCGGTTTCTACCGGATATACATTCACCGGTCTATAGGAATAATTCTTGTCTTCAATATTAGTTCCTGAGAAAGTAAAGTTGATTGTATCGCCTTCATTCGCTGAATCGTTCGTCAGGTCTGTCACTAGTGTCGCACTTAATGCTGCATCGTTTAAAGTGAATGTATCCGTTCCTACAATATCCCCTGAGGCACTGTCGAATCGTGCTGTTACGGTTCCGGTCTGTGGACCATTGTATGCACTATCGAATGTTGTTGAGAAGTATACTGGAGTAAATGCCGATGTGTGACTAACCGAAACTGTTTGATCTGTTACAGGGAAACGACCAACAACCCCCGCACCGGTAATCTCCACGTGAAGATCCTCTGTTGAATTGCCGTCCGGTGTGATGATTACAGTGTGTGTCGAACCTTCAGTGCTGTTGCCTGACGATACGCTATATGTTGGGACTGAAGTATCATCAATTGTGACTGAAGGCGACTGGGATATTACCGCCCCTGATAGTGTTTTTGATACATTAATAATGAACGATTCGTTTCCTTCACGATTTTTATCGGCATTAAGACTTAACGAGATTAGACCTGTTCCGCCCGACACAGTGAACGATTGTCGTGATGTCTGCGAGGCATATCCGGATATAAAGTCGTCAGAAGTAATTCCAGTACCACTCACATAATAGTAGTATACGCCGTCAGAATCTGTTGTTGAGAATGTGGTTGATAGTGCGGTCGACTCGTCGATACTGGTCGATGAAGGAGTAACTGTATATGATAAAGTTCCGAGTATCGAATACTCGAGTTGCGCGACGATGAGTGCATTTTCTTCAACTATAACTGTAAATTCTTCTTCGGTCAAGTCACCGTTAGATGAAAATGTGAGTGTTGCAGATCCTGTTCCGCCACTAATAGTCACGGATTGTTTCGAACCCACTAGCGGTGGTGTTACACTGAAGTCTGTATTATTCGTCGTACCGTGTTCAATATAGAAGTCGACCGGAACATCGGGGATATTTGTGCCGCCGATATTAAATGTTGTGGTAGACCCCTCATTTCCGATACTAGGCGAAGGTGTTATGCTGTAAACTGCCGGAGCGTCAGTGATCGCAAAGGTATCGCTGTCCGTAAAGGGAACCGTGCCGCCAAGATAAAGTTTATCTGTAGTGACTGACAATGTTTTGTTCAACGACCCTTCGAATGCGCTCGAGACTGATGTTCCGGATAATGTGTAGTTTTGACTTACCGAAGCGATTGTAAATGAACCCGAGGTGCTTGCGAATCTTGAATCGGAATCGACACTCCAAGAAACAGGTTGGCCAACAGTAGAAGAATCAACGCTTAGGTTGACAACAATGTCTTCGCCTTCAACAATATCATTAACGGTCACATCAAATGTTGGAGCAGTTTCTTGGATATCGACCAAAACGGTATCCTTAACGATTCCACCATTCGGTTCAGTTTGTATTCCAACCGTGAAATTTTCTGCAGTTCCTTTGACTACTGGGTCGACGATAGTTTGCAGCGTAAATGAACCACTATCGCCATTAATAGAAAATGCTTGGGCGCTGGAAGAAGTTGGCGGCACAACTGTAAAGTCTGAATCATTAGTTGTACCGTGACTCACATAATAGAATAGGGTTGTGTTGCCACCATTGGGCACATCTGTTCCCTGTACATTAAATGTTTGGACTTGTCCCTCAATCGCCGTTGTTGGGTTTGGAGTTAAGGTATAGGAAGAGATCACATCGTTCAAACGAATAATTGTCGATGCCTTTTCTCTATCCTCATCGTCTTTCAGTTTAACTAAAAACGATTCTTGTCCTTCTGCCTCGTTAGTATCGATTTTAGATGCGATTGTAAATGAACCCACGGAACTGTCAATTGCCAGATATGATGCCGTCGAAGAATCTGGTGGAGGTGTGGCAAAATCTGAATCATTTGTTGACACGTGTTCAACATAATAGTATAATGCACTTACACCATTCGGAACGTCCGTTCCAGTAACATTTAGAGTAAATTCTGTACCCTCTCTGGCAGAGTCAGAAGGGGAAACTGTTATCGAATATTCTGGTGTCGCATACTGTTGAACTGACAAGGCATCCATTAATGTATTCACACCAAGGACGACATCATCATCAACTAATACTTCTGCGCCAAGATACATTCCTGCAGGATGAGCAAACAATTTAAAAATATCTTTCCATTTCGATATCGGTATACCGACACGAACCAAAAGGGCAAACGTTTGATAGAGTTTGTCGTCAGTGATATACCTTAGTGACTCTGGACCAATTCTAGAATCTGTATCGCCGACATTAAATATATTTTCTTTAGGATATACTACTTCAGCGTCTAATCCATAAAAGGATCGAAAGAACCATTCGATCGCAAATTTGGTTCCCTTTGATCGGAACAAAATATTTGAAAAGTTTGCAGCTGCCCTTTTTTGAGATTCCGTTTCTCCGAACCCTTCAAAATATGCTTCACCTAATAGTAACTCGTCTTCGATATAAGAGAGAAGAGTGATGTCTGTTTCATTAACATCTCTTGCAGCAAATAGGTGGGAAAGCAATTCTGTAGAATGATCTGAGTCTACAAAATCATAATACTTCTCAAGCAGAGAAATAAATTTTGGATACGATGTGTCGAAGTGTTCTGGGAGAACACCCTCAACCTTTGCATCCCGAAGATTTATATACCTTCGTTTTTTGTCAATAAAATTATTATGCATACTATTATCTATTCAGGTTTTCGTCCAATATGCAGTTATTTATAAGCAAAAAAAGGGAGACCGAAGTCTCCCTTGAATTTATCATAAGTTCGATTAGAACTTCTTGAGATATCCAATTGTGCCGGTAATTGTCGCACCAGCATCCGACGGGTCGAACCTGATCTTTCCAGAGTGTGGAAGAATTGTACATTCCCCTGCCGCCGGTAAAGAATAGTCATAGTTGATTGTAGCAGGAACCCCATCGATAAAGATTTCATTATAATCATCGCGGAATGTTGTGTTTTCTACAACCTTTCTGAAGTCTGCATTCGAAGCACCGGTTGTTGTTCCGTTTCCGACGGTCACACAAGGTCCATCTGAATCAATATAGGTTGCTGTAATGTCTTGCAAGATTGCATTACCTCCCCCATACTCATCTTTTGTCAAGAAGAAGTTGACCTTTTCATTATCTCCTACAATACTAGATGTGTGGACAGCAACATTATTTCTGTACCAAACTACATTCCCGCTAGATCTTTCTATTTTGAAGACATCACTCGGATCGTAGTCTGTCAATTGAACAGTAGATTGAAGAGTACCGTTACCTGATCCTTGATGGAATAAGAGCGTAAGGTCTCTGGCACTATCTGTTGTATTCGGTCTACCACCATACTTTAACCACATCCAATCACTGTGATGGTTTGATTGATAATTGGTTTCCGGACTAGTATGTAAATTCGTCAGACCGATTCTCGCGCCTTGTGGTTGAGATGAATATAAATTCATCTCAGCAAGTTTAAAGGTGATTGAGAGATCACCTTGCATCTCTTGTTCCGACCTCATCATTATTCCGTAAGAAATATTGTCATCTGCTTGCACCGCCGACCAATTTCCTTGTTCTGCCCACACAGTTATTTTTTGTGATGTAAGGCTTGCTGGCGATTGCGCAATTCCAAGATATACCGGTTCAGTAACTGTGCTCGCAGTGTGCGTCGGAACTGTAGATTCAAAATCAGTTGTAGTGTCGACGTCTAGGTAAGACTGCTTCAGATCTATAGAAAACGAAGTGGCGTTATCTTTTAGGATACCATTATATGCATATGTATCGAAGTATTCTGTCGAAACCCAACTTGCTGGATCTGCTCCATCGAACTTAACAGTGAGACCATCGATTAATGAATCTCTTGAAGAGTGTGTTACTTTCGGCGTTGTTGAACCTTCGACCCAAGAAGAACCGTTCCAACCATAAGTAGTCCAGTCTCCAATTTTCGGGGAACCGGCACTATCAGTTATAGAACCTGTGAGACTCATTGCCATATATGTCCCGATAGATGGACTAATGATAGAAGTTCCAGGTTCGATCAATCCAAGCATGTTAAACGATGTCCCATTTGTCGTTCCAAAGAACCGATCTCCGTCACCAGAAAAATAACCATCTGACATTCTTTTCGCTTCGTGTGGGTTGTTTGATGTTCCGCTCAGACTCCCACCGAAGAAACTATAGTTGACTGTGTTATCGGCAGAATCGAACCGATCAGACCTAACCGCTACCGCTGGCGTGTTTGTTCCAGTATATGATGATCCAAGAACATATTCTTCGCCGGTTTCATCTTGCCACCAATGCGCTTTGTATCCGAATGCTGGCGTCTTGAATGTAGAACTCCAAGCGTATCCTTGTCTATACCACGTGGTGGATCTAAATGTACCAACTTGCATATATGAGGATTGCGACGTCGGCAACGCATAAAATAAACCGCCTTTTGAACACCATACAGCATCATCACCTGATCTAAGGTTGAGGTTTGGGTAACAATAATTTAGACCACCAGAAGAATAGAGTTCATCAGAAGTACCGGAAGCAGAACCAGCACGCGACCACCAGTAATAATAGTAAGTGTAATCGCTATGTCCGAGTTCAGTAGCACCTTTCACTGGAATAAAGAATCTATCTTCGGAATGATATCTGTCCATCGTGAAACCGCCGATCCTTTCAGGGGTAGAAGTACCGCTTGATGTGTCGAGAATGTTTCCTAGTTTAAACTGAGTTCCTGTAGATTCATTATATACTGTCCAAGTCGAACCACCGTCAGAAGAAGAACACATTTCTTCTCCGAAGATCGCCCAAATTTGACCGTCGTTTTTAACCTGAACGCCACGACAAACGGTATCGTCTGATGCGTTAGAAGCAGTCAGTCTAGTTACGGTTGATTCGCTTTCGCTCTGACCAACAGTTCTTTCGACTTTCCAAAGACCGGTGCCCTTGTCGGCGACATATATGTCTTTCGCAGCATTAGTATGTACAACTAGTTGACAGATATCTGAGAAATTAGTATCGAAGTTCTTTCCAGGTCGGTTCATGTGCAGTACCGTGAATCCTGTTCTATCATAAGTGATAAATTCAGGATACTTGTACATTTTCCTTGCTGTCAAAATATTATCGTTGAAATTTCCATTGCTGCCTGCCCATGCCAACTTTGGGTTTTGTCCATGATAATCTTGTGATTCATCATTCGCAAATGGCACAACGCGCTTTCCTCTACCGTCTGAATCGCTAGTGCTGCTATTCTGATAGTTCGAATAGAGAAGTGGCGAAACCCTTGGATAGTGATTATTTCCTGCTGATCCCGCCCAGTTTCTTCTTTCAACAGTATATTCTGCAACCCCCGTTGCACCACCTGTTGTGATATTGATACGATATTTCTTCGCAAGGCCGTCTTCATTAGCAGTCCAACTAGAACCACCGGAGACATCTGAATCAGCGATTCTAATAGTACCGGTACTAGTAGCAAGGGCATCTACATCTTGATACGGCAGTGTACTTGCTTGAGTTCTCGGGAAAGTATTTTGAATTGCTGAACCGGAGGAAGAATCATTAATACTCTTTAGAGAATGAAACGCACGCATTTCTGTGGCGCTAGTTATTCTTGATGTTGACCCCTTAGAACTGTGCCATTCGTGAAGACTTTTTTCATATGCAACGTCTTGCGTAGCTACGACAGAACCGAGAAGCATTCCAGGTTTTTGCGTCGCGTTCGTGTAATCTATCGTTGAATTATCGAGACCATAAACACCGTCGAGTTGATTTATCACGTTGTTAGACACGTATCCATTTGGATCTATAAACGCCCCACCCGTAAGTGGCGATTGGGAAAACGAAGGAATCAAATCACTACCATTGATTTGCTGCCCGCTTATCATGTCTTGATGTATACCTTGAACACAACCTCCTACCATATTAGACTGTGGAAGTAAAACTGTGTATATCGGAATAAGTCGATCGTTGTTATAATAACCCGCAGGATACGACAACTGTTTTCTCTGCATCTTTTCCCTTCTCGAGAACACTGGATTCTGCAGATTGGACAAATCAATCTCTATCGTATAGGTAACATCAACGATTTGAGAACTGGTTTGTGTGAACGGAGCTCCGAGATTGAGGGATGTGATATTAGAGAGTCCGATCGCCTTTATTGACCTTTCTCTTGATAGATCAGGGTCAAACCTATGTCTTATTACCAACACAGTCTTGCTTTCGTCAGAATCTCTATCATCGTAATCCAAACTTCTAAAGGAACCGATATACAAACCGAAACCATTTCGGTTCGGTGCCAATGGTGCGGTGGTTGCGTTACTATTCGAGCGATAACCTGGAAGAGATCCAGGTGCCGCTGTCGGGAATTCGCTGATAAAAATTTGCGGATATTGAGTTCCTGGATAAGTTAAGTCGCCACCAGAACTATTGAAATTAGAAGTATTGGCTCCCATAAAGGCACCTGCTCTGTCATTATCTATTCGAGACATCCTTTGAAGCAGAACCGTAGACAGCGCATTTTGTTCTTCTACGGTTTCTAGAACGTCCCCTACAGGAACCCAATTGCCATTTTCATCTTGAATCGCTTCAAATTTTTCAATTTTTACGAAACCTTTGTTTATATTATTCACTTAAATTTCCTCTTAGTTTCCGAGCTCAACGATCGAGGCACCATAAATCCTTGTAACATTGAGCGAATGAGTTGTTAGTTTATTATCGAACGTGTTAGATGAAAGCGTATCAGTATCTAGAATATCTGTAATCGTAGATAGGGATCTTTGAAATGATGCTGAGGCGCTCAAAGAAGATATTAATTTCGGATTTGCTGTTTCGGTCGCAAAAATATTTTCGATGGTGGTTGCGGATCTGGTCGCAGACAGATTATCTACGCCAATATTGTTAAGCGTAAAATTAGGTTTTACAAATTCGAATATGCCGTAACCAAATTTATTCACACCGGATAAAGTTGGTTTAAGAAACTTAGTGCTATTGCCGATTATTTTTCTACCGGAACTGCTCCATATCGGAATATATCTGTAAGTTCCGGTTAAATCGGTGATTGTGTAAGTACCGATATCAGTTTCTGCGGCACCTGTTTGGACATCATACCACTGACCGAATGTTTCGTTAAACTTCTGAATTTTATAACCGATATAATCTGCTGTTCCCCTCTCGAGTAACCCACCATTCTTTTTTGGAACACGCCAATAAATTACGTCTGTCACCCCTTCAGAACTTTGATCGTTAGACCCAATCCAACTTGCGTTGAAATAATTATGATCTGTATTAATCACATTATTGTTAGATATTGCGATATTACTAGTAATATCGGTTGGTACTGAATCGATCTGTAGATCGTCCGAAACTACGATAACGCCGCCAACAGTTGTTCTGGTAATTGTTACCCTCAGAACAACATTTACTGTATTGACTGCTGCGGTCGTGAAAGAAGTCTGTAATTTATCCGTATAACTAAACGATCCAGTGGCACCCGAAACCTGAGACCACTGAACGACATCTGTTTTTATAGAATAATCGCTTAGGACAGCAGCAAGATTTACTGTTCTAGAATCAAAACTGCCCACGAAAGATTTATTGTCTCCTGCATATAGGATACCGGAAAATGTAGGCAGCGAGAAATCTTCTATATAATTTAAATTAAATCCTGTATTCGAAGAAACGGCAAACCCACTTTGTCCTCTAATTTTTAAAAATATCGTCGACATTTTTTAATCCCCTATTAGAGCGTTGGTTAACCTGCCGAAATTTTCAAAGTACCGGCATCATTCCACAATTGACCTGCAACCACAGGATCAGAAGATGGAAGATTATTGAAGACCACAGTTTGAGTTGTTTCTAAATGTGTTGTTGTTACACCGGTTCCCCTCACTTCAAGTTGTGAAGCAATTGGTGATGCATCAGGAACAGCGATACCGAGATTACCACTACTATCGGAACGCATTACTGTATTTCCAGCAGGATCTCCATCAGAAGTGATAACCATATCACCAATTTTTAATGGACCTGACACAACAACGCCGTCCGCCGAGTCTGCGATATTCGTAAGCACAGAACCGGTAGATATAGTGGTAAACGAAAATGCCCCAAGACCATCTGTCGTGAGAACCTGTCCGGTAGTACCATCAGAAATACTTAAATCAGTAAGGGAAGTCGGAACGTCTATAGTGGTAAACGAAAATGCCCCGAGACCATCTGTTGTAAGAACCTGCCCAGTAGTACCATCAGAAATACTTAAATCAGTAAGAGAAGTTGGGACGCTAGATTCATTCGCTAGTTTGATCCAATTTCCAGCATGAGCAAAGTATGCCGCTCCGGTAGAATGAACGTGAGCGAACATACCGTGGTATGAAGAAGCACTAGGCAAATCGACTTCATTAGAATAAACATTACCGAAAAGGACTCGATTGCCATTCATGTCTAGATCTGCGCTGGTCACAATACTCAAAACTGTGGCAGAATCTACGCCACCGCCGCCACCGGAAAGTCCTGCTAGCAAATCTTGTGTTGTTATTTTTTTTGTAACATCAGCATCAACATCAACGATGATGAGAACATCAGCACTATCGGCCGAAGACAACGCTGGTAAGTCAGTAACCTTTACATCAGAATCAGACATCTTTCTTTTTCTCCTATACTATATTGGGAGTCTAATATTATTATCAGATGCCAGTATTTATACCAATAAAACGCGCTATAGTGCAAGAACATCGATAGTAATTGGAATGCCAGTAGAAACGCGAAGCACGCTTCCCATAGAAGAATCTCTCCACAATTGCCCTGAGTTTAATGGATCTGTTGTGGGCAGATTATTGAAGATAACTGAAGTTCCTGTTGTTTCAAGGTCGTCTAAAGTTATCGGGGAATCAAATACCGCCGAAGTAATAAAGTTGGTATCGTTAGTAAATGAACTGAGTGCAGTTGGTGCACCTGTCAGTGAAGAGTATGCGAAGTCTTGCGGTGTTTCCCTCAATTGAATATAGTCTGAGTCGACAATATCTGTTACAAAACTGGAATCACGCTGAAGGTCAACTTGCCTCAACCGAATATAATCAGAATCTACAATATCTGTTACAAAACTGGAATCACGCTGAAGGTCAACTTGCCTCAATTGAATATAGTCTGAGTCGACAATACTGATCACATCGCTTGAATCAAACCCAACCGGTACAGATTTCCCAATTGGAGTGCCGACGACTATTTTGTCGACAATAGTCTTTTTAATCATTATATTCCTCACAAGTTGCTTTTATAGCAACGTCTTTAATTAAATAATTTCAATGTATCAATTTAACGTGTAACTGAAGGTGTAACCTTTATCAATCCTTCTAATACTCGCTCAACTATCGTATTCGAATCACTATCAATATACGAAATTTCTACATCATAAACATATTTTCTTTTTGCGTTCAACGCATCTGTTTGAACATTAGACAAAGAAAGTTGAAGGATTCCTTCTGTCCTCGGTTCTGAGATCGTCGCCGCAAACGAAATTTTATCGGAGTCGCTTGCAGCATAATTAGGTGCCATCTTAGCAGCAGCAGAATAACCCGTGAGATCTTTTTTACTTTTGTCTTCATTGATCAATTCTAATTGGACGATTATGTCAGATCCTTGATCAAATATGAGTTCTTCGTAACGTGCCATTAGATTATTCCGTGTTTCCGTTAGTTCTATCTATAAGATCTTTTAACATATGTTTTATTTCAGACATATCAGATTCAAGAGAATCTACTTTTTGTCGCAATTGCCTTTCTTCTTCCCTTTTCAACTTTCGCATTTCTTTTTGCTCTCGGGCACGTTGGATAGCAGATCTATCAGTGTTAATGATAGCATTTGTTTCTGTATCTCTAACGAGACCCGAGTAACCTTTCACCGGTACATATCTATTCATAATTAATGTGCGTGGTAGTTTGATTCGATTCCCGCAAGCATTGGAGCAGAATTCGTACCAGTCAACACAACCTTGGTTTGAACTTGGTTAAATGGTTTCAGGTTTCCGCCTTGACCACCAGCAAGGAACCTTGCCTCTCTAAATGTCTGATCATTGTCGTTCGGTATCTCGTTTTCAATATTTTGCATAACCCAACGCTGATCATTAATATTTTGATCGGAAGAAGCAGTCCTGTACCAGAATTGCAATCCAGCGCCATCCGGAAGATTGACCTTAACCCTCGACTCAATCCCAACCGCTGGTTCTGCAAGAGTGACTGGCGTCGAGATATGTCGACATCCACCAGTCGCGCCATATGGTTCTTCTTCAGAAACGGAATAGAGACTTGGTGTGATATCTGGGTTGTCCATATTAAACCCTGCCAAGATTAAAGAAGCACGCTGCAAATCAATAATCGGGGAAACATAATCGTTTGAAGTCTTCAAGTCAACTTTAATATATGAGGAGTAGATTCCTGGTCCAAGATCAGAGTCTTCAGCACTCTGATTATAGATCGCCTTTGGATTGGCGAAATCGATATTCTGCTGAGGAGTTACACGAATATACTGTGCGTCTTGATCGAAACGACTAGAAGATCCAGAGATATATTTTCCAGAGGTGAACTTAGCAGACATATCGATAGATGTAAAGTTTGGAATAATTGACTCAACATATGTATTTGCGACAGAGAACACCTTGTTCTTCCTCGCAAGAATATTGTCGCCGCCGCCATAACCGGTTTCTGTCGCCGCGTCAACAACATCAATTTGGTAACCATTAAGGTCTGCAGCAACAACAGTGTGTGCACCATTAATGCTTGCTAGTGGGATTCCATTAATGTCAACCCCACAACTATCAAGATATGCTTGGTCGCCGACCTCAAGACCGTGACCGTTTTGAGAAACATATATGATAGAAGAACCCGAATTTGTACGAATTGGATTATCTGAAAGTGATGTTGCTGGTAGTCTAGCGTTTCTAAGAATTAAACTTCCGCCGCCAATGTCAAATTGAGCACGCCCCAGCGTAAACATTAGATCTTGGTCTTTAGACTCCAACCACATAACACCGTTTTGCGGCAAGAAAAGAGATCCAGGAGCAGGTTGCGTGGTGATTGTCCTTGAACCTGAACCCAATACTGTCTCTTTAGTCTTAGCACTAAACAATTCGTATTCTGTAGATTGAGTAGAAACAACAATAGCATACTCAGTCCAAGGTTGTAAGAAGATTGGTTCTTCGAACGAGAAGTCGGTCGGCGAAGACTGGATATCCGATAATTGTGGATCAGAACCGATAGCAGTTACTTCGCTCGGATTCAAGAATACATGAGAATCAGGAACAATTGTGGTCGTAGATGGTTTGCCGTTTTCTACTGGGCGAATATGAACTGAGATCGGAAGATTACCAGAATCTTTAGATCTGAAGAATAGACTGATCTTAGTCATAACTACGCCAAACTGATTGTCGACATAGAACGTCTGCGCCATTGGATTTTGTGGAATCGACAACGGATTTAAATTACCACCAGCGAATTGATTAGTATTCACGCTAATGTAATCAGATAAGACCTGAGACATTTGACCCGAGGCATCTAGACCTGAAAGTGCCGCCACAGACAATGGAGTCGTTGCTGGACCATATCTACCAGATAACTGCGGATCAATAACGCCGACACCTGATTCTGAGACCTGATTCAAAACAGAAGTCATCTCTTGTGGAGTATAAACCCCAACACGAGAGTTAATGTAACTCCACGGAGTAATTGCTTGATGAGCACGAGTAGAAAGGCAATTGTTATATCTCTTGGAGAACGCACCAAGTGCTGTATAGTAAGCAAAACATTTACTGTTCGCTTCTGACCAATTATTCTCATTGATATCAAGCAGTTTGAATTCACGGACACCAGTGCGGAATCTTCTGTAAACCGCTTTCTTTTGCTTTCGCTTACCGTAGCGAGTCACATAATATACAGGTTTGATATTTGGAATAAAGAATGAACCGATTACTTCGCCGTTATCGTCTGAAGTCAATTCGGTCGTACCATCTGGGTGAGCAGTCACAGTACTGTTACGGAACAAATTTCCGATATCATCTTGACGATCCGACCAGCGACGGAATGTCGACTCAGTACGGCACCAATCTGATACATCTTGTCCATCAAAGAATGGTGTGAACTTAGTTCTTGGTTTCAAACCCTTTGCGTGGAAATAAACCTTTCTAGATCGCATCCAAGGGATAAGAGCAAGGTCTACAATCCTGCCGTTAACGACTGAACGTAAGGTGTCTGAAGAAACGACTCGGGAAACATATTTTCCGGTTGATGTTTCTGTTGGTACAGAACTGAACGACGAACTATATTTTTCTCTTTGGAAAAGATCACGCCTTCTTCTTGCTTCGCCTGCACTTTTCGGTCTTGAATTATAATCAAACTGATTGTCTTCAGACTTTCTACCAATCCAGTTCCACATCCAGTTGTTCCAGAGAAACGCCTGTCGACGATCAAGCTTGCTTGAACCAGCAATCGCGGACTCTGCTTCTTCTTTACATTCTTTCCATTCGTCTGAAGAAGGAGAGAGTTTCAAGGTGCCTACGTTGTCGACAATACCGAACGGGTTCACATTGACTGATCTCGAGGCAAGAGTTTGTGCTTTCCAAGATGCCTCTGAGTAATTAAGATAAATTTGATCACCTTGCTTAGTGATGTTGTTTGCAGCAGGGTTTAATGCAGAATCCCAGACTAAACGCACGTTATCTTCATCTGCAGAAGGACGAATCAAACGACTTTCTGGATCGATTGAAGCAGAGTAATCTGGGTGACGAGTATCAGCGCCAGTTTGATCGTTTAGATCTTCAACAACAGAACCGCTAGAGATCCTTTCGTTGCCGTCGCTATCTAATGAAACGCGCATACGTTGCTCAAGTTCTAAAAGAGAGAGCGTAGTATATTCTTCCAATCTGTCTAGTTTCGCTTCAATCTTACCGATATCCGCCATTGTATAACGCTTATGATCAATTGGAGTAATCTGTAAGTCTTCTGTATCAATGGTATTAGCATTCATCAAAACTTTATAAAGTTCTAATGCATTATCTGGTGTTGGTTTGTACTGCGGAATTTCTGCCTGTTGACCCATCAATACTTGAATATCGCCTTCTTGCGTGACAATAACTTTATCTGCACGCGGTAAATAGTAACTGACGTCTGCGGTGATGTTCGTTCCATTACGCGGAAGTTCATGGATATTGTCGAAGGTGTCGTCGCTATCTCTGTCCGAGCGGAAATCTAGATAATCGAATAGACGAACCTCAGTTCCATCTTGAAGCGTGTGCGTTGGAATCTCACCGAAGTCTTGGGCGTAAGAAGTTGCGTCGTAAAAATCTCCGACCCCACGATCATAGTATCTGTAATTTACAAAGATTTCGTTCGGCGCAGAATCTTGAGCATTTAAGACCAGACGCCCTCTATCGTAGAAATTGTCGCGCTGTCCGTCATCTAGCGTAAACCTTCCCAGCATATCGAAACCTGAATCTGTCAAGTTTCTCGCAGAATCAACTTCGAAAATATCTGGATGATCGAGTAAGTAATACTTAATGCCGCCAACATTTCTCAACGGAATTGTCGCAGTCGCAGAAGTAAGTGTCTTTGCTTTACGGGTTGCAGTCTTGGAATAGTAGTACAAGATCTCATATGCTTTACTTGGAGTCAATCCTGAAACCTGAGCATCGCGTCCACCGTTCGAGGTTGTTACTGTAATCGTTTGAAACGATTGGTCTGAAGCAGCAACAATCCAAAGAGAAGTATCTGTGTATGCTTGCCCAACTGGCAAAGTTGTCATAGCAAGGGCACCAGTGCCGTCTGTTGTTTGTGATTGTCTTCCTTGTACAGTCATTGTAATATCAGCGAACGACTCTGGACGTGGTCTAGCAGTCGGGAATAACAAATCGTTATCAGTTGTCTGCTTTAACGCGAATTGATCACCTTGTAAAACAATACCGAAGTAATCAGTATTAAAATCAGTACCAATTCTACGAGCATCATTTAAATCACCAGAGATACCTGTGATTGGTTCGATATCAAAAAGGTAGATACGGTGAAAAGCACCGTCCTTTTCTACGGCACGAATGTGGGCAGTTCCCAATGAAGAACCGTCTCCAGCGAATATGCTACATCGAGCATTATCTAAATCAGGAAGTCCACGGCAAGAATCTGCTAGAATATAATTACCGTAAGAAACAGGAATGACATCATTCATCACTGTTTCCGTTGAAAGAGGTTTCGGAACGCTTAACTTAATCGGAGAAGAATTTTCTACACGGTATCCATTAACATATGCGATTCCAGAGGATACGATTAAGTCTAGGTTAGAATCACCAGAAACTTGATCTTCAAAATGAACAGTAAACGGATTAACGATATAATCACCAGACTCTTCATTTGTTCTGAGTGCTAGGGCGTCTCCAACTTTGCTGTAGATATCCGAAGAACGAATCTCATCGACGATAGTGGAGTTTTCTACTCGTGCGATGTAGACAAAAATATCGTCACTTGTTACTTTATCTTGGGTTGTAAGTGTCAGTCTGATTCTATAACGATCCGCTCCAGGAGATGCTGTGTTTGGAGTCGCGCCAGTATTGTCATACAAGTCTTGTGTATCATTGACAGTTATAACTTCTTGCTCTACCTTAAAACCGACAACTGCATCAACAGTGTTAGTGTAGGGCGAAAGAATAATTGATTGCGCATTCGTATGAACGAAACGACCCATAACAAAGAAGTCACCTTCGTATGCATCGAAACGTACACCACGTGCCGCAGCATTAGGGGTTTCTGTCACAAGTTGATATCCACCAGCGCCAACTAGGGTTTCGCCGTCTTGGAAAGTTGCCGGCGATCCTGTTACTGCAGACTCGTTGTTATCTACATATTGAATGTAGAGAGTATCGGATACAAAGTCACCCGCCATTGGTTCTACTCTAAGGACTTTCGCCTTGATGCCAGAAGTAAGACCTTCGAAAATCGAACCCAGTGGGATATCCGAGAACGCAGATGGGGCGGTGATCGAAGCGATTTTAACGCAATCATACTCTGCGTTAATCGCCGTACCACCAGAAGAAACTGCAGCGCCTTCTTTGAAAATATTGCGACCAAACCTACCCATTTCTTCATAGACAAGAGTCTGAAGTTGAGTGAGTTCGCGCGCTTGTAGTGCTCGACCTGAGTTGAACAGAATCTGATGATAGTTGTCACTATCGCTATAATCGTCTCTGTAAGTGCTCGGGAGCGTCGTTGAAGTAAATGTAGTCGCCATTTTTTATCCTAATTCAATTACTATGCGAATGTCTTCGGTTTGAGTTTCTTCTCTAGTTATAGAGGAACTAATATTATTTAGGTACAAAATTTCACCGGAATAAACGTTCATGTCAGGCAAACCCAACGATAAAACCTGAAATGATCGTGCAGCACCGATCACATTGTTCCAGTTACTACCGTTTGAAATTTGATCGAAACCTGTTTCTTGATCTTGATAGTAGTACAATCGATTGGCAGGTCTGTCGTGATAGAATACCTTTGCCGTCGCGGAACCCGTATTGGTTGTGATGATTTCGTCTTCTAAGAAGTCCCCAGTCGCGGGGCTAGTCTCAAAGTAATGTAAACAGTTCCCTGTATTTCCAAGGAAGTCAGAATCTGAATTATATTTCTTTGGATTCTTTATAAGCACCACTTGCCTGAAATCATTTTCAGAAACGAGCGTGTTCAACTCATTCCCTTGGACGTCAACTTGTAGCATCAAAGATCTCGACTTTAATGAAACGACTGGGTCAGCAGCAAGACCGCCGAGCGGAGATAGAACAGGTCTGAGAACGGCACCGGTGCCATCTGTAGCAATTGTTGCTGCATGAGTATATCCTGTTCCGTGTAAGTAGACGCCAGAACCGTCTGAATCTACTTCTACCCTTTGGATTCCATCGCTGTCTGCTGTCAAAATAAAGGAAGCACTGTCGCCCCCACCAGTGATTGAGATTGTAGAACTTGAAGTATATCCTGTTCCTGTAGCATTATCGATAACAACGCTTAAAATCTCACCGTCGACTGAAGCATCTTGTACTAATCTTTGCTGAATTTCTTCGGGGATAGATAAAGCAGAAGCAGAATCAACCAATGTTTTGACCGGCATAAAAGAAGAAGTCTTAAAGTTCTCTAGGGCAGAAGCAGACATTTGATACAGGTATCTCCACTTATATCCGTCTGAAGTCCTAAATGTTGTAACGCTAGTGCTGGTCGGTTCAACGATAGAATTTACCGCTTGGTGAAGCGAATCCTTCCCCTGTTCAATACAGACGAACACTTGGTTACTTGAATTCAAAACATAGAAATTAGACTGAGAAGAATTGACATCGTCATACGCTTCATACACAGTACCGCTTGTCCATGTAACAGTCGGAACGACAAATGAAGAATTGCTCAAAACCTTAACGGATTGCAGCACGTTTCTGACTTTAAATTGTTCTGCCCTCGAAGAAATATCTGCTGCTGGGGTAAAGTCTTCTGCCTTTGCGAACCCGACGTAGTAGGTATCCGCTCCATCAACACTAGACTTAAAATTATCTAGAAGGGTTTTTCTCAAATTGTTAGTTACTGCGCTGGCCATAAGTCAA